AATAGTTATGGATCTGCTGCTAACATTCCTATTGCTGCTGGAGATTTAGCAGGATATTCTCACATCAATAAGTTTGGATATAGAGATGCCCTTGATGGTGATTATCAAGCTATCTGGGACGGAACTACAGCATATCCATATATTGGAACTGCTGGGGGAGCTGTAGTAACGGGGGGTGGTAATGATGCTGGTGCTGTAATCACAGTATCTGGATTGGACCAAGACTATAATCCTGCTTCGGAAGACATTACTGTTGGTGGACCAGCAGGTGGTGTCACTTTTATTCGTGTGTTTAGAGCACTTGTAAAGACACCAGCAGCAGGACAAACAACAAATGATGGACTGATTACTGTTACAGTTGATGGTTCTGCTAGAGCATTTATTTTAGCGGAAGCAGGACAAACACTGATGGCAGTATATACTATCCCCGCTGGTAAAACTGGATATCTAATGAAACTACAAGCTTCGATTGATAAGCAAAATGCTGAAGCCATTTTTAGATTGATGGCAAGACCTTTTGGTGGAGCATTCAATGTCAAGGGTCAGTTTGGAACTGCTGCTGGTAACTACATTACATATGATTATCCAGTTCCACTGAAGTTTGAAGAAAAAACAGACATTGAAATTCAATCAAGTTCTAGTGGAGCATTAGGTGCTGGAGCTGTATTCGATTTAATCCTAGTAGATAACGAGGTATAAATATGAAGTCGTTTAAGCAATTCAGGAATGAGCTCAACGAATCAGCCTGGACCAGAAAAGAAGGACAAAAAAAGTCTGGAGGACTTAACGAAAAAGGACGAAGATCTTATGAAAAGGAAAATCCAGGATCTGACCTCAAAGCACCAAGCAAGAAGGTTGGAAATCCCAGGAGGGCATCCTTCTGCGCTCGAATGAAAGGAATGAAAAAGAAGCTTACCAGTAAGAAAACGTCACGGGATCCTGACAGCAGGATTAATAAATCATTAAGAGCGTGGAACTGCTAAGGATTACCGTATAAAATACTTGTAACCCGTAACTGGTAAAATGGATCTTAAAAAGCTGTACGAACGTGTTAAGCGTATGAAAGCAGATCTCCTTATGGAAGAACCTTGTTCTCTTTATGAACCGGGGTGGGAAGATGTGTCAAATAGCACAGATGATTGGGAAGACTTCTGGCATAATGAAGACTCTTAATCTTTAATTTATATTTGCTATACATATCTTAAGTAAGAATTGTAACATATTGATACATTCTTTCTAAATATATAATCACACGGAGTTGCTTATGTCAGGCAAAGAGATGTCCGATTTATCGGTCACTAGAGCTGAGTGTCCCAAGTGTGGGGCATTGTGGATTAACGGACAGCACTACTGGTCTGGCACAGGCAAGATAGGAAATGAATTAGACCTCGCTGGATTAGTATGTAATAAATTAGGTAACTTCCAATGTATTAACCCTAAGCGTGGTGCTGATGGTGGAGACACTTGGGCAAAACGTCTCGAAGATTTAGAAGAGAATGGACCCGAGATGAACAATAAATAGCATTAAGTGAATGCTACATCATGCAAACCTATTCTATTTTTCCAGAACCAGTTAGTGTATTCCACTATAAAGAAAATAAATCTGTTCTAGAAAAAGTTAGAGACATTATTCGTCTAAACCCTCCAAGCGGACAGCAAGATGGTAGACTTTGGTGGATGAATGATGTTCTCAAACAAAAAAGTTTTGAAGCTCTCCATGATTTTATCGTGGAGTCTGCTAATTGTTTTGCAAAAGAAGTTGTTTCACATAAACATCAAAACTATATTGTACTGGACTCTTGGATCAACCTATGTGAAGAGGGAGGGTTTCAGTATAGACACAATCATTCAAACTCTGTTATCTCAGGAACATATTACGTCAAGTTTGTTCCAGGTAATTCCCCGATTACATTTCAAAAACAGTTTACATTAGACTGTATGCCTTTTCCATATTTACAGATACAAAAAGACTACAGTAATATAACAGACTATTCTCAACCAGCTTTCTCGATGCACCCCAACCAAGGAGATCTTTATCTATGGAATAGTCATTTACCACATGGGTATCCGGAAGAACATGTTGGAGATAGAATTAGCATCTCGTTTAATCTAATGCCCCAAGAGTTTAGCAGTGGTATTCATCAGATTAGATTAGAAACTAAATAGATCAGGCGAATAATATGTAATGGGTGCTTCTGACGAAATTTATCTTGGTAATCCGCTGCTGAAAAAAGCAGGGGTCCAGCAAGAATTTACAAAAGAACAAGTTCGAGAATTTATTAAGTGTAGAGAAGATCCTGTATACTTTACAAAAAATTACGTTAAGATCGTTAACGTTGACGAAGGTCTTGTGCCATTTAAAATGTGGGACTTCCAGGAAGAACTGATTGAAAAATTTCACAAGAACAGATTTAACATTGCTAAGCTACCACGTCAGACTGGAAAGTCTACCACCGTGGTATCTTACTTGTTGCATTTTATTTTGTTTAATGATAATGTTAACGTTGGTATTCTAGCAAACAAAGCATCTACATCTAGAGACTTGCTAGGTAGATTATGTACGGCGTATGAAAACTTACCCAAATGGTTACAGCAAGGTGTTGTAGTTTGGAACAAAGGTAACATTGAATTAGAAAACGGATCCAAGATCCTTGCTGCTTCAACCTCAGCATCTGCTGTTCGGGGTATGTCTTTCAATATTATTTTCTTGGACGAATTTGCTTTCGTTCCAAATCACGTTGCGGATGATTTCTTCTCCTCTGTATATCCTACAATTTCATCTGGTAAGACGACAAAGATTATCATTATCTCTACGCCTTACGGTATGAACCACTTCTATAAGATGTGGATGGATGCACAGAACGAACGTAATGAATATGTGTGGTCCGAAGTTCACTGGTCACAGGTTCCAGGGAGAGATGAAGAATGGAAAGCACAGACAATTAAGAACACTTCCGAAAGACAGTTCACTCAAGAATTTGAGTGTGAGTTCTTAGGATCAGTTGACACATTGATATCCGCCTCAAAACTTAGATCATTAGTATTTGATACACCAATTAGTACTAATCAAGGGTTAGATATTTACGAAAAACCAAACGACAAAGCAGAGTACATTATCACAGCTGACGTTAGCAGGGGCATCGGTGGAGACTATTCTGCTTTTGTTGTGTTTGATATTACCACTGTTCCTTATAAGATCGTGGCAAAGTATAGGAATAACGAGATAAAACCTATGCTCTTTCCAAACATCATTAATGATGTAGCGAGAGCGTATAACAATGCTTGGGTGTTATGTGAGGTCAACGATGTAGGAGACTCTGTAGCATCTATTTTAAACTTTGATCTTGAGTATCCTAACGTTCTCATGTGTGCTATGAGAGGACGTGCTGGTCAGATTGTAGGTCAGGGATTCTCTGGCAACAAAACACAGTTAGGTGTCAAGATGAGTATCACTGTGAAGAAAGTTGGATGTGCTAACCTGAAGCAGATTGTAGAGGATGATAAGTTATTGTTCCGAGACTATGAGATTATTAACGAACTAACTACTTTCATCCAGAAGAAACAATCGTTTGAAGCTGACGAAGGATTCCATGACGACCTTGTAATGTGTCTGGTTATCTTTGCCTGGTTAGTTCAGCAAGACTACTTCAAAGAGATGACTGACAATGATGTTCGTCAACGTATCTATGACGAGCAAAAAAATCAGATTGAGCAAGACATGGCACCATTTGGTTTTATCACCACTGGTCTAGAAGGTGACGATGGATTTGTATCCGATGGGTCTGTGTGGTATGGAGATGTACAGGAAGATGTTTCTTATATGTGGGATTATCGATAATGGATTTAGAAGATAAGTTTTCATTAGACCACTTAATTTTCCAGGAACGTGTTTGTAGAGTTTGTGGAGAAACAAAGAGTCTGATGGATGACTTCTATCTCACACGTAAAGACAGAGGAACAGTAGCAGCAGCTTACTCCTATGAATGTAAACAATGCTGTATTTGCAGAGTATCCAATGCCAGAAAAGCCGAGTCTGTAAAGTGGGAGTATCCAGACTGGTAGTTCACGTCATGTTTCCCCAGTCAAATAGTCCGAAATAATAAATAATTTCAGATTCAAATGGATACCCAGAGGAACACAACATGGCAAGTCAAATCTCGCCTGGTATTTTATTAAGAGAACGTGACGTAACAACGGCGACAATTACAGGAGCACAGGCACTAACCGCTGCCTTTGCATCTTCCTTTACTAAAGGACCTGTAGGTAGAATCACTGAGATTGATTCACAAAGATCTTTGATCGATATTTTCGGTCTACCCGTCGAAGCAAACGCAGAAGACTATTTTGTTGCTTCGGAATTTCTAACCTATGGCGGAAGACTCGCTGTAGTTAGAGCAGAAACAGATGGACTCAAAACTGCTAATGTTGGTGGTACTGATCTTCTAGTTAAGGATGACCTTGATTGGATTGGTAACAGCTACACTGCCGAGTTTGCTGCTAGATCTCCTGGTAAGTGGGGTAACTCAGCTGGCGTAGTTGTCATCGACAGTGGTGCTGACGTTTATGTTGAGTTTACAACTGCTCCTGCAGATGCTTCACAAAATCCACTAGCTGTTGGCGACTCGGTAACATTCAGCAATGGTGCTACTGGATACGTTCTATCCTACGAAGCTTCCATGGCAGAGTCGCTCTGGAAAGCTGCTATTGTTATCACATCTGGTGACGAACCCACTACCACAGACTTCCTCCAGGATGACAATCTAGATCCAATCGGTTCAATTGCCGATAATGCTGTTACAGAAGCAGGCAGAACTCCTGGTACTTATCCTGGTTTAACTGCTGATGGAGACACCAAGGGTGCTACCTTCGATGTAGTTGTTGCTGATGCTGGCGTAGAGGGTGGTGGTGCTGCTAATGGACTCGGCGGATCAGTTACCGTATCTCTAGTAGCTGCTGGTGATGGATACTCCGATAATGAAGAACTAACACTTCTTGGTGCTGCTACTGGTGGCGGCACTGATATCACCGTTACCGTAACCACAACAGTTAACGACACCGCTATCTCAGCTGTATATGACTGGTACACAAACACCAGCGTTACTGTTGGCGAACTATCTTTACCTCTAGTATCTTTCGGGGCACGTCCTGGCACTTCGGGATACGCCGCGGCGAGAGGAATTGTAGGTGACGAACTTATCATTGCTACCGTAGATCTTGATGGTAGATTATCAGGAACTGTCGGAAACGTTTTAGAAAGAGTTACTGGTCTTTCTAAACTAACAGACGGGCGCTCTGCTGAGAACGGTGCTGTATACTATAGAGATATTATTACTGAGCAATCAAACTATCTCTTTGCTGGCACCAACGCCATCACTACAGTTCTAGACGCGGCTGCTACCGGAGACTCTCGCTATATTGCTTGGTCTCAGGATTCAACAACTATCGTTGACGCTGGTAATAACAGAACTTTCGAAGTTGCTGGTGCTCAAGCATACACCCTGACAGCTGGTGCTGATGACTATGATTACAGCGCTGGTGAGATTGGAAATGCTTATGATGTCTTTGCTACCGCTGACGAAACAGAGATTGACTTCATCCTAATGGGTGGATCAATGGCAACCGAAGATGGCACAAAGTCAAAAGCTGCTAAAGTCGTAGCAATTGCTGATGCCAGAAAAGATTGTGTCGCTTTCGTTTCCCCACATAGGTCAAACCAAATCGGAACAGGTGGTGTCTCACTATCCTCTGTTGATCAAAGAACGAACACGATTAACTTCTTCCGTTCGTTACCTTCTACATCCTATGCTGTATTTGATTCTGGTTATAAGTATCTTTATGACAGATTCAACGACAGATATCGTTACGTTCCATGTAACGGAGATGTTGCTGGACTATGTGTAGCTACATCTCAAGTCCTAGGTGACTGGTACTCACCTGCTGGTGTTGCTAGAGGCGGTCTCAAGAACGCTATCAAACTAGCATACAACCCATCCCAGGCAGATAGAGATCTTCTCTATTCTAACAGAATCAACCCAATTACCACACTTCCTGGTACTGGTATTACTCTCTTCGGAGATAAAACCGCTTTGGCATCCACAAGTGCATTTGATAGAATCAACGTCCGTAGACTCTTCCTCAATATTGAGAAGAGAGTTGAAAGACTTGCTTCCGGAGTTCTCTTTGAGCAGAACGATGTTCTAACCAGAAGCTCCTTCTCTAGTGCTGTTAACTCCTACTTGTCTGAGATTCAGGCACGTAGAGGTATTACAGATTTCCTCGTTGTTTGTGATGACACCAATAATACTCCTGATGTTATTGACAGAAATGAATTTGTCGCTGAGATTCTTCTCAAGGCAACTCGTTCTATTAACTTCATCAGCATTACCTTCACTGCTACCAAGACTGGTGTTGCTTTCAGTGAAGTAGTTGGTCGATAATCTTTAGTAAACAAATAACTTAACGAGGTATAAAAGAAAATGGCAACTAAGATTAGTAATTTTATTACAGAAATTGCACAAGGCGTTAAGCCTAATATGTTCTCGGTGGAGATCCCATTCCCAGACGGGGTGGGAGCTCCCGCCATCAACACCGATCTTCTCTGTAAGTCAGCTGCTTTGCCTGCTGCTCAGTTAGGTGTTATTGAAGTTCCTTTCCGTGGTAGAACAATTAAGATCGCTGGTGACAGAACCTTCGATACATGGACTGCTACCTTCTTCAACGATAAGGGTATGGTTACCCGTTCGTACTTCGAGAAGTGGTTGGAACAGATGAACACCCACGATGGAAACACTGCTCCATTGTTTACCCTTAATGAAAACACTGGTTATGCCAAGTCAATTAAGGTAACTCAGTTACAGAAAGATACTAGTGCTGATGGTACAGCTCTAAGAACATACACACTCTACTACGCTTTCCCAACTAGCGTATCTCAGATTGATCTAGCATATGATGCTAACGATCAAATTGAAGAGTTCTCGGTAGAGTTCCAGTATGCTTGGTGGTCTGCTACTAAGGCAACTGGCGGTGACGCTGCTGCTGGACAGGATATTACATCCTAATAAATAGTAGTGACACTGGTTAAATTTCTTTCATCGCTATGAGTCAACTATTTGGTTTTAAAATTAATGATGATGGGGGACCAAAGGGACAATCTCCGGTCCCCCCTAACCAAGACGATGGCAGTTTAACCACCGTAGCTGGTGGTTATTTTGGTACTTACGTAGACGTTGAGGGAGCTACTCGTAATGAGTATGAGCTCCTTCAACGTTATCGTAATATGGTTCTGCATCCAGAATGTGATTCGGCAGTGGATGAAATTGTTAACGAGTTTGTTGTTAGCGATGCCAGTGATTCTCCAGTAGAATTAGATCTCACTAACTTAGATATTAGTGATAGTATTAAATCAAAAATTCGTAAAGAATTTAATTACATCAAAAAACTTTTAAATTTTGATAAGAACGCTCATCAAATTATTAGAAATTGGTATGTAGATGGTCGTATCTTCTATCATAAAGTAATTGATCTCGACAATCCCAAGAAAGGAATTACAGAGTTACGCTACATTGATCCTATTAAATTAAAAAAGATTCGTCACAAAATTACAAAGAACACGGATCAAAAACTATCTGAGAAGGGATCAGCTCTGGAGTTTGATTGGGGAGACTATATTGACTACTACATTTACAATCCAAAGGGATGGGTAAACGGCGGACCATCTTGGCAAGGAGCACAAGAATACGCTGGCAATAATGGAATTAAAATTTCAGCTGATGCTATTGCTACATCAGATTCTGGACTAAAGGATCTCAACAAAAAGATGACGTTGAGTTTCTTACACAAATCTATTAAGGCACTCAATCAACTTCGTATGATTGAAGACTCTCTGGTTATTTACAGATTGTCTCGTGCTCCCGAACGTAGAATTTTCTACATTGATGTAGGTAATCTACCAAAGGTTAAAGCGGAACAATATCTTCGTGACGTGATGGCACGTTACCGTAACAAGCTTGTTTATGATAGTCAAACTGGTGAGATCCGAGATGATAAAAAACATATGTCGATGCTTGAAGACTTCTGGCTCCCTCGTCGTGAGGGTGGTAGAGGAACTGAAATCACTACACTCCCAGGCGGTCAGAACCTTGGTGAACTCAAGGATGTTGAGTATTTCAGAAAGAAACTTTACAACTCACTCAACTTACCACCTTCCCGCCTTACGGATGACAACAAAGGGTTTAATCTTGGTAAGACCACAGAGGTTCTACGGGATGAACTGAAGTTCACTAAGTTTATTGGAAGACTACGTAAGCGTTTTTCTAATGTCTTTCACGACATTCTCAAGACACAATTAATCCTCAAAGGTATTATCACCCCAGAAGACTGGGAAGATATGGAGGAGCATATTCAGTATGACTACCTCTTCGACAATCATTTCAACGAACTCAAAGAGATTGAGATGATGAACCAGAGAATGATGACTGTCACTCAGATGGATCCTTTTGTTGGTAAGTATTTCTCTACGGAATATGTTCGTAAGCAAATTCTCAAGCAGAATGATACTGAATACAAAGAGATTGAGAAACAGATCAAGAAAGATATTAAGTCCGGTCTTGCTTTAGATCCTGCCATGATGAATCAGTTTGATGCTATGGAAAGAGAGAACACTGCTTTCCAACCAGAGATTGATTCCCTAGAAGCAGACGCAGCAAACGACAGAGAAATTGAAAAAATGAAAGCAGCACCTAAACCACCTGCTGCTCCAAAGTCTAACACTGCTAAATAGTTAACAGTTCAATAATATTTTATTATGGAAGATCCTTCAATTGAAGTTGTAAATCACATTAGGAATAAGAATAGAGCAGCTGCTCTAGATCTAGTTTCCGACATGATGGATTCTGCTGCTTCAGAAGCAATCAATGACTACAAAAAAGTTGTAGCAAATAGTTTTTTTGATGAACCAGTAGAACCAATCGAAACGGAACAATGAAACTTATCACAGAAAACATCGAAACAGTAAATGTTTTGATTGAAGAAACGGAAGGTAAGAAACATCTTTATATTGAGGGTGTATTTTTACAGTCCGAAATCAAAAATCGTAATGGACGTGTTTACCCGTTCGATGTTCTCAACCGTGAGGTAGAAAGATACAACGAAGAGTATATCTCAAAAGGACGTGCTCTCGGTGAACTTGGTCACCCCGATGGTCCTACAGTAAACCTTGATAGAGTTTCTCATCGTATCATGGAGCTCCGCGCCGAGGATAATAACTTTTATGGCAAGGCAAGAATCCTAGATACTCCAATGGGACAGATTGCTAAGTCTTTATTGGATGAGGGTATTCAACTAGGAGTTTCTTCTAGAGGCATGGGTTCACTAGAAGAAAGAAACGGAGCGAACTATGTTCGTGATGACTTTATGTTAGCAACCGCTGCTGACATTGTTGCCGACCCTTCTGCTCCAGATGCATTTGTTAATGGCATCATGGAAGGTAAAGAATGGGTTTGGGACAATGGTCTCCTAAAAGAAAAAGAGGTTGCTAAATACCAACAACACATTTCTAATGCTGCCAATAGGCAACAGTTGGAAGAAAGAACCCTAGAAGCGTTTTCCGCGCTCCTGGGCAGATTTTCAAAGTCTTAATTTGATAAATAATTCATAAGAATAAACTACAGTTTAACCGATAGAGGAACACTCAAATGTCAGATATGTTAAAGGAAAAGTTTGAGGAGCTTGTTAAAGAGCAAAGTATTACCCTTAGTGAGGGTGATCCTATGCCAACAGTTACAGCTTCCGTAATCCCAGGCACTGGGTCTGAACCTTCGAAGATTTCGGATGTCCAGAATTCGGGTGCTGGTGGTGCTGATCCACAACCAAGCGTACCACCTACTGTTGCTATTGGACAGTCTGCTCCTACCGATCTTGGTGGTTCAACTTCTGCTCCTCTTCATAGCAACGATGAAGATGGAGAAGAGAACCCCGGTGCTAAGGCAGCTGCTCCTGTATCCCAGATTTCTGGTGATCCCCAGCAGGCTCCCACGAAAGATCCTGGCACTCCACGCTACTCTATCGGTACTGATGTTGCTTACGGAACCACAACTGGTCCTGCTGTAACATATCCTATCAAGCCTTCTTTCGAAGAACTTGATCTATCTTCTGATGTCGCTGCTCTCACTGAAGGCACCGAACTATCTGAAGATTTTGCTGCTAAGGCAAAAACAATTTTCGAAGCTGCTGTTAAGTCCAAACTTGAAGAAGAGTGGGCAAAACTAGAAGAGCAGCACAAGAAAGCACTTGCTGAGGAAGTTGAGAAAGCTAAAGCTGAACTTGCTGAGGAAGTCAACGGCACTGTTAAGTATGCCGTATCTCAATGGTTAGAAGAGAACCAACTAGCAGTTGATCGTGGTGTAAGAAACGAAATCACCTCCGACTTCATTGCTGGTCTCAAGAATCTCTTCCAAGAGCACTACATCAATATCCCCGAAGATAAAGAGGATATCGTAGAAGACCTCGCTGAAACAAATCGTGAAATGGAAACCCGTCTCAATGAGCAAATTGAGCGTAATGTGAAATCTGTAGAGGCAATCAACGAACTCCACAGAGAACTTGCTTTACTCAAGTTGTCTGAAGGACTAGCTGACACCCAAAAAGATAAGCTAGCATCTCTAGCAAAAGGTATTACCTTTGAGTCTGTAGAGAAGTACACTGAAGCAGTTAAGACTCTCCGTGAGTCATATTTCCCTGCCGATCCTGCTCCTCAGATTAGAGAAGAATCTAGCGAAGACGCTGCCGAAGTAAGTGGTTTATCTCCAGTCATGGAAGCCTATGTAAAGGGCATCTCCATGTTCGGTAAGTGATATATTATACTAAATAATCTTACACCAATAACAAACAATTAGAGGTTAAAAATGTTCAACGCATCCCAACTTCAGGAGAAGTGGGCACCCGTCTTGAATCATGCTGATGCTCCTAGCATCAAGGATAATTACAAGAAGGCTGTTACCGCTGTCATCCTAGAAAACCAAGAAAGAGCAATGAGAGAGAGTGGCGGTGCCACTATGCTTTCTGAGGCTCCTAACACTGTAGGTGCCATTGGTCCTAACAACCTTTCAGGTAATGGTCTAAACACCGACACCGGCAACCTTGCTGGTTTTGATCCTATCATGATCAGCCTTGTTCGCCGTGCTATGCCCAACCTAATGGCATATGACATCTGTGGCGTTCAGCCCATGAGCGGTCCTACTGGACTAATCTTCGCCATGAAGTCACACTATCAAGAAACAACTGGTTCTACCCTCCGTGGCGGTCCTGAGGCTCTCGGACTTACTGAGCCTGATACCAACTTCTCTGCTACTCAAGATATCGGCAGTGTTGGTAATCCTGACTACACTCAGGCTGCTGATGGTAACAACCCACTAGGCGATGCCTACGATGGTGCTGGAACCGATCCATTCTCTGGTGGTTACGGTGCTGGTTCAAGAGGCATCGATCGTGATAAAGCTGAGACTCTCGGAACTGCTGAAAATCTTTTCAACGAGATGAGCTTCAGCATTGAGAAGACTGCTGTTACTGCTAGAACCAGAGCACTCCGTTCCGAGTACACCTTGGAACTCGCTCAGGACCTCAAGGCAGTTCATGGTCTTGATGCTGAGCAAGAACTCGCCAACATCCTTTCGAGCGAGATCCTTGCTGAGATTAACCGTGAGGTTGTTCGTAGAGTCTACACCGTTGCTGAAGTTGGTGCTCAGAACAACGTAGCAACTGCTGGTACTTTCGACCTTGACGTTGACTCCAACGGTCGTTGGTCGGTTGAGAAGTTCAAAGGACTTCTATTCCAGATCGAGCGTGATGCTAACGCTATTGCTCAGAAGACCCGTAGAGGTAAGGGCAACTTCATCATCTGCTCTGCTGACGTTGCTTCTGCTCTCGCCATGGCAGGCGTACTTGACTACTCCTCCGGTCTAACCGGTGCTGGTGGTCCTTCCATCGGTGAAGTCGATGACACTGGTAACCTCGCTGTTGGTACTATCAACGGTCGTATCAAGGTCTTCGTCGATCCTTACTCTGCTAACCTAAGCGACACCCACTACTACGTCATGGGTTATAAGGGTTCCAGCCCCTATGATGCTGGTCTCTTCTACTGCCCATACGTTCCCCTCCAGATGCTCAGAAGCATTGATCCTAACACCTTCCAACCTAAGATTGGATTCAAGACTCGTTACGGCATGGTATCCAACCCATTCGTTCGTGTCGATGCTACTAATCCTGGTTCGGCTCCTGATGCTGAGCAGCTCACTGCTAACAATAACCAGTATTACAGAAAGGTTCGTGTTACTAACCTCATGTGATATCTGTTTACATCAAGACCCCTTCGGGGGTCTTTTTTTATGCAGATAAATAATAGTAGCTTGGGAAGTTGACATGCCTGCCGCTTGGTTTACAGAACAATTAGAGAATAGAAATTATCTATTACCAACTGGATTTCAGTTGGAACTAGAATTGTTCCGAGGCGTGGATTTTTTCTGTCAGGCAGCAAACTTACCGGAAATCCAAATGCCGGTAACAGAAGTTCCTACAAGGTTTAGAACTTATCCTGTTGTTCCTGGCGGAGGAGTTACGTTTGGTGATCTGTCTGTTCAGTTCATCATTGATGAAGATATGATTAACTATAAATCTATTCATCAGTGGATTATTGATAACGGCAATGCCGAGAACATGACTACAACAGATGAGTACCCTAGATACTCTGGTGGTAGACTATTCATATTAACATCAAACTTTAATACTAACCACATTATTGATTTTGAAAATTTATTTCCTTACTCATTGACACCGATTAGATTTGACGGAAGCAGTCAATCACAAGAATACTTTATAGCAGAAGCTTCTTTTAAATTTACACGTTATACTATTAGAGACAAGAACTTTAAAGAATGAACCTATCCCACATTATTACGCTATTTGAGACAATTAAAGAAGAGTGGAAAAAAGATTCACACATTGATTTTCAATTTAAAAACAAAGAGTATACAGAAGATCTAGGAAGGATAGCTCTAGAGATTCCGTATCAACACAATAAGTATTTAAATTACTACTCCGATCTATCACAAGCAAAAACTGCTTTTCAGTTTCAACTTAGACAGTTGCTTAGAGATAAGAGAGAATACTACGGGGGAGAAGCAGACGCTAAAGTGTATGCCGAGAAACCTTTTGGCACTAGCATCAAAACAGCAGAGAAGATGAAAGCTTATCTAGAGTCAGATAAGGACATCATCGATCTAGAAGCAAAGATAGCATATGTCGATCAAGTTTTATACTATGTCGATAGTGTAATGAAACAAATTAGCAATAGAGGATTTCAAATTAAATCTGCTATTGACTGGGAGAAATTTATTAATGGTGTAACCTAATGGATAGACTGGTTGTACAAAAAAAGAATGAAGTGTTCTTGACTATTCAGGCAGAACCTCATGTCCACCAAGAGTTATCTGACTACTTTACTTTTGAAGTACCAGAAGCAAAATTCTTAAAAAAGAATCCTAGGTACAGATACTGGGACGGCACGATTCGTCTCTACTCTCCTGCAACTGGAGCGCTCTATGTAGGTCTGTGGAATCAACTAAAAGAGTGGTGTGATCAAAAGGGAAACCGTGTTGAAATTGTAGAGAACAAGTGGTATGGACAACCAGACGACACCAATGATTTTGTGTCACCTCAGGGAGTTAAAGATTTTGTAGATAAAATTTCTAATATAAAAGCAAGAGACTATCAGTATTACACTGTCTACAGAGCTTTGAAGTACAACCGTGGATTGTTTCTGTCACCTACTGGATCTGGTAAGTCTTTGATGATTTATTCTCTTGTCAGATACTACCACGCTCAGAATAAAAAGATCTTTATTGTTGTTCCAACTACATCTCTAGTGGAACAAATTGTAAAAGACTTCCATGATTATGGATGGGACACAGATGACATCCACAAGATCTATGGTGGACAAGATAAGAACAGTAACAAGTCTGTGATTGTTTCTACGTGGCAGTCTGTTTATAAATTTCCTAAAAGATATTTTGATGACTTTGATGTTGTGATTGGTGACGAAGCTCACTTGTTCAAGTCTAAGTCATTGACTGGTATCATGGAGAAGTGTCACAATGCTACCTATAGGTTTGGATTTACAGGAACTTTAGACGGAACCAAGACACATAAGTGGGTACTAGAAGGATTGTTTGGTGCCTGTGAGAAAGTAACTAAAACAGATGACCTTATCAAGAAAGGTTACTTATCTAATCTGCGTATCAAAGTGTTGTTGTGTAAACATGATCACATTCCATTTGAAGACTACCATGAAGAGATGGAATACATTGTACAACACAAGAAAAGAAATAACCTGATTAAAAATTTAGTTAGTGATTTAGATGGCAACACTCTTGTGTTGTTTAACTTTGTAGAGAAACATGGGCAACCACTTTACGAATTAATAAATAACTCTGTAGGTCAGAACCGTAAAGTATTTTTTGTTAGCGGTTCTACTGATATTGAGGAAAGAGAAATTGTTAGACAGCTGACAGAGCAGGAAGATAACGCTGTTATTGTCGCTTCATACGGAACGTTCTCTACAGGTATTAACATCAAAAGACTTCATAATATTATTTTTGCTTCTCCCTCTAAATCTAGAATTAGAAACTTACAGTCCATCGGCAGAGTGCTGAGAAAAGGAGAAGGTAAAGATATTGCTACACTTTATGATATCGCTGATGACATCTCTTCTGAGCATAGAAAAAATTACACTCTACTTCATCTTAAAAAGAGAACAGAAATCTACAAAGAAGAGAACTTTAAATATGAAATAATTAAAGTAGATCTAAGGTAAATGGAAGAAGAATTTTATTCAACTATTAAATTAACGTCGGGTGAAGAATTAGTAGCTAAAGTATGTTTCTTGCCAGAAGAAGATTCTGTACTATTGCATAATCCTATGCTAGTAGAGAAGATGGTACAGAAAAAGAAAGGCAAACAAGTTTCTGGGTTCATCTTAAAAGAATGGATTACATCTACATACGATGACATGTTTGTTATCCCTAGGGAACAGATCATTACAATGTCCGAACTAGATGATGAGATCAAAAACTTTTACGTGAATGGTTTGAATGAAGATCCTGAAACTATTGATATCAAACCAGAAAAGTTCTCCAAGAGAATGGGATACTTAGGTTCTGTAAAAGAAGCAAAGAACTTCTTAGAGAATATCTATAAGAAAAGCTAAGAGCCTATATGTCTTTCAACCCTTAACAGAGTCATTGTACTTAGTTTCTGAGGTTCTGTCAAGCCCTCTTGACAACAGCGTGATACAGATGTATAATGTTTGTCATGATAAGCAAACACCGTATGTATGACCAAGAAAAATCCAGAACACTATGTAAATAATCAGGACTTTTTAGAAGCTCTTATTGTATACAAGAAAAAGTGTGAGAAAGCAGAAGCAGAGGGTAAAACTCGTCCTGTCATTCCTCGCTACATCGGTGAGTGTTTTTTAAAAATTGCAAATAGGTTATCCTTTAAACCAAATTTTGTAAACTATACTTATCGAGATGACATGATCTCGGACGGTATTGAAAACTGTGTACAGTATATCAATAACTTTAATCCCGAGAAATCAAAGAACCCGTTTGCTTACTTCACTCAAATTATTTACTACGCTTTTCTTCGCCGTATTCAAAAAGAAAACAAACAGCAAGAAATTAAGAACAAAGTTCTTGAGCGTTCTGGATACGAACACGTTATGCATACAGATACATACGATGGTGATATGGCAGGCATGAATGCTTCTTATTCTGAGATGGGTAGCATTAAAGAAAACATTGAGACGAAGATGAACCGATGAATGAACATCCAGAAATTGCTGAAGTAGATTGGATTGATGATGCCTTTCATGTTTATGAAACTAGATTCAAGATTTGGCACAGTGCTAACAAAGAAGGTAAAGAGTTAGTCACGGCACTATCAAAAGATGTATGTATTCGTATGACTAGATTTTATCTAAAAGGATTACAGGAAGGATGGGAAGAAAGCCGTGTTCTTAACGATGGATTTGTTGGAGGTAAACTATGAAGATCGCTTTAATCACAGATCAGCATCTTGACGGTAGGAAAGGATCTCTTGCCTTCTGGAATTTCTGGCAGAAGTTTTATGACAACGTGTTCTTTCCTACTCTAAAAAAACATGGAGTAGAAACTATTATTGATTTAGGAGATACCTTTGACAATCGTAAGTCAATGGATTTCAATACGTTCCAACGTGCCAAGGTAAACTACTTTGATAAGCTAAAAGATTACAAAGTGCATATGCTTATCGGTAATCATTGTACTTATTATAAAAATACTAATAGGATTAATTCACCCGAGTTACTGTTAGAGCAATATGAAAACATCAGAATCTACTCCAGACCAGAACACATCAGACTTGGAAGCAAACAATTCCTCATGCTCCCTTGGATCAATAGCGAGAATAAAGAGGAAATTCTTCGAACGATTGAAGACAGTGACGCAGACATTGTATGTGGACATCTTGAACTCACGGGATTTGAGGTGACACCTGGGATGAGAATGGATCATGGTATGGATCCAGCACCATTCAAAAAATTTGATCGTGTATGGTCGGGTCATTTCCATCATCGTTCTAAGAAAGGTAACATCCAGTATCTTGGTAACCCATATCAAATGTTCTGGAATGATTACAAGGATACTCGTGGTTTTCATATCTACGATACTGAGACCAATCGTCTCACTCCTATCAACAATCCATATGAGATTTTCCAGAAGCTTTACTACAACGATACAGAGCATCAAGAAATCGATTACGATCTATACAAAGACTGTTTTGTCAAAGTCATTGTAGAAGAGAAAAAAGACTACCTACAGTTTGAAAAAGTAATTGACAAACTGTATGACACTGGTGTTCATGAAATTAAGATCATTGAAAGTCTTGTCGGATCAGATGAAGGTGTTGATGATGACATTGAGATTAAAGATACTATGACACTTCTCAGTGAATACGTTGATGAAGTCGAGCTAACAGTAGACAAACAAAAATTAAAAAACTTATTAAACACCCTATATATTGAAAGCTGTGAAGTTATCTAATGTATATCCTCACTCTCAAAGATAAACCAGAAGGTGTGTTCTCCGTCCTAGATGATTTTGGGGATCACATCATTCCTCTGTTTGAGAACGAAGATGATGCTGAGAGATATTATTTGATGATTGAAGATATTCCAGACTACCCTGAGATGCAGGTCTATGAGATTGAGGCTGATGTCATTCTGGGTGCCTGTGAAGACAGAGATCAGAAGTATGCTATAATAACGGGTGATACCCTGTTGATACCACCGGAAGATTTAACATGATCATATTTGAAAAGATTCGCTGGAAGAACTTTCTTTCTACGGGAAATGTTTTTACAGAGGTTTCTCTAAATAATGATAAGACCAATCTTATTGTGGGTAAGAACGGAGCTGGTAAAAGCACTATTCTGGATGCTCTTACCTTTTCGTTGTTCGGAAAACCTTTTCGTAAAATTAACAAGCCTATGCTTGTTAATAGTATCAATGAAAAAGATTGTCTTGTGGAGATTGAATTTTGTATTGGTAAAGATCAGTACAAAGTGGTTAGGGGTATCAAACCAGCTAAGTTTGAGATCTATCACAACGGTAACCTTTGGAATCAAGAGTCTACGGTTGTAGATCAGCAGAAGAATTTTGAGCAGAACGTGCTCAAAATGAACTATAAATCTTTCACTCAGATTGTTGTGCTGGGCAGCAGTACCTTTGTTCCTTTTATGAGGTTGCCTGTTGCATCTCGTCGTGAGATCATCGAAGACATCCTTGACATCCAGATCTTTTCTGTGATGAATCAAAACCTCAAGGAAAAAATCAAGATCGGTAACAGTGAGATTCGTAATCTAGATTATCAGATCGACATCTTGAAAGAGAAGAAAGATCTACAAGAAAAGTATATCAACGATATTGAACGTAGAAACGAGACTGATATCAAAGGCAAAGAAGAGAAGCTTGACTTTCTAGAAAAAGAAAAGATTGATCTCAAGAACAAAACAGCTGCTCTGTTAATGAATCTTGAAGATGTTAACAAAAGTATTGCTGTGTATTCTAAGGATAAAAATGAGAGAGTAAAAGTTCTCAAGCAGAAGGGAAACATTGAACTAAAAGTTTCTCAGTATAAGGATCAACATAACTTCTTTACTGACAATACTTCATGTCCTACATGTTCCCAGGAAATATCTGAGAATATTAAGAAGGAAAAACTCTCTAGTATTATTTCTTCTGTCAATGATCTTAAGGCAGAGATGATTGAAGTCCAGAAAGAAGTATTACGATATGAAGAAAGAGAGAAACATATGTTTGCTCTCACGGACAAGATAAGTGAACTCACTACAGATCTTGCTGTTAATCATAAGTCTGAAGATCACAATAAGGCAGAGATCACTCAGATTGAATCCGAACTGAAATCTTTAAGAAATCTTAAGACGGAGACAAATGAGGCATCTGAGACGCTAAACTACTTCAACTCTCAACTCCAGAATATGGAGAAAGAGTATGTCAGTTCTAAAGAAGAGATGGATTGTTTACTCACAGCATCACAGCTTCTTAAAGATAGTGGTATTAAATCACGTATCATCAAGAAGTATTTGCCTGTGATGAACAAACTTATTGCTCAATATCTTCAGAACATGGACTTCTATGTTGACTTTAGTTTGGACGAGAACTTTGAAGAAACCATCAAATCAAGATTCAGGGATGTCTTTTCTTACGAATCCTTCAGCGAAGGAGAGAAAGCTCGTATCGATATCGCTCTTCTGCTTACTTGGCGCTCTGTTGCTAAGCTCAAGAATAGCGTGGATACTAATCTCCTTATCTTAGATGAAATCTTTGATGGGTCTCTTGACCAGCAAGGTGGTAGTGAACTCGGTTGGATTCTGAGAAACTTTGACGATAAAACTAACGTCTTTGTTATCAGTCACCGTGAGTCTATGAACGATAAGTTTGATAAGACATATACGTTTGAGAAAGTAAAGAACTACAGTGTGTTGACAGAGACCTGATTTTGTGGTATACATACTGTGTAGCATACACAGGACAATGACACCCAACTGGCAACACAACTCTGGTAAAGACAAGAACGGTAAGGGCACTTGTAAGGGGAGACTCAAAGCAAGGAAGCAAGCCCTCAGACACTTGAAGAACTGTCACCTTAAGACCTCCGGCAAGCGTCGGGGGTCTTATAGTATCTACATCAGCGAAACAACCCATGTATAACCAAGAGATCAAGGGCAACCTCGCCCGCCTGCTTGCCACCGAGAACCTTGTGGTTGAGAACCGTAAGGTCAGCACAGCTTCTTTTAACGTAGACACTCGGGTACTCACTCTGCCTCTGTGGGATAAAGCAAGTGAGACCGTCTACGATCTGTTGGTAGGACATGAAGTCGGTCACGCTCTCTACACTCCAGCAGACCGTGATCAGTGGGACAGTAGTATCCCCATGGATTACTACAACGTGGTTGAGGATGCTCGAATTGAGAAGATGATCAAGCGTCGTTATCCTGGTCTTGCTCGGGATTTCTTCAAAGGATATACTGAGCTTAATGAAGTAGATTTCTTTGATATTAAAGACAAGGATATTAGAGAGATGAGTTTGCTTGACCGTCTTAACCTTCACTTTAAGATTGGTGCTTTTGCTCTCGTTCCTTTTCAAGATGACGAGAAGCACTTTCTCTTTATGATCGAAGAAGCAGAAACTTTTGCTGACGTTACTGTTATTGTTCGTTTGCTGGATGATTTCATCAAACGGAAGAAAGAAGAGAAGGTTGATGATGCTCCCGCTCAGGAACAATCCACTGGCAGCGGTGGTGACACAACCCAGAATGTTCCCTCTCAGGAACAAGGTGAGAATGCCAACGGAAATGCCAACGAGGAAAGTAATGCCAATGAAGATGCTCCCGTTGGCAATCAATCTCGGCAAGGGGGTGGAAGTGCTTCTGGTCCTGGTGAAGAACGTTCTGAAACTCAGAAAGCATTTGATCAAAATGCTGAGAGACTCAATAATAAAACTTCTTGGTCTAATGGTTCTGAGTATGTAGAACGTGGGAAAAATAATATTGATGAGATCATTGTTTCTTTCAATGACTTACACAACTATATTGAATCCTGCTGGAAACAGAATGTAGAATGTCGTGGAGATGACATCTTCCAAAATGCTGATGAAGAGTTCCGTCAGTTTAAATCAAATGCTCAGAAGGAAGTAAACTATTTGGTAAAAGAGTTTGAGTGTAAGAAGTCTGCTGATGCTTATGCAAGGGCAGCAACATCTAAGACTGGTGTTCTTGATACTTCGAAGCTACATACTTATAAGTACAATGATGACCTGTTCAAGAAAGTGACTGTTCTGCCTGACGGTAAGAACCACGGTATGATTTTTATTCTTGACTGGTCTGGTTCTATGACTCAGATTATTGAATCTACCGTTAAGCAGCTGATTAATCTTATGTGGTTCTGCCGTAAGGTTCAGATTCCTTTTGAACTGTATGCCTTTACCTATGAGTGGAATAACTGTTTGATTAATCCTGAGTATGAATACACTAAAGAAAAAAGTGTTCGTGAGCACTTGAAACTTGGTATTCACCAGCGAACCAGTCTGCTCAACTTTGTTTCTTCTTCTGCTAACCCCAAAGATTTTGAGAAAGCTATTCTTAATCTCTACCGTTTTGCTTACTACTTTGGTCGTAGATATTTCTATGACAAGTACACTATACCTGTCGGTTGTGATCTGAGTGGTACTCCTTTGAACGATGCTATTCTCACTCTTCATGAAATTATTCCTTATTTCAATAAGAAGACCGGTTCTCAGAAAACTACAGTATGCATCTTGACTGATGGTGAATCTGCTGGTTGTCAGTATAGTGTGAAAGTTGAGCGTACTAATAGCGAATACTTTGGTGTTCGAACTCTTGATGATGGCAATCAACTACGTGATCGTAAACTTGGTAAAACTTACGCTATCTCGGATAACTACTTCGGTGCTACTCAAGCACTAATTCAAAACCTCAAAGACAATTTTCCTGAAGTTAACTTGGTTGGATTCCGTATTGGCACCACTGGTGATTTTACTTCTGCCTTCCGTCGCTATGCTACATCTGGTCAATATGTTCCTGATAACATCATGAAGAAGTGGAGGAAAGAAAAATCATGGGAGTTCAACAACGTTGGTTATGATTCCATCTATTACATGGCTAACAGTAGTCTCTCTTCTAATAATGACTTTGAGGTGGAAAGTGAGGCTTCCAAAGCACAAATTACTAGAGCATTTAAAACTATGCTAAAATCTAAGACAACGAACAAAAAAATCTTGTCTTCCTTTGCTTCGGTGGTCAGCTGAAAAACTGGACCATCATCGGAAAAAATCCGATCATCCTGCCCTATACTAACTACATCAACAACAAACACCCATGGCACTCTCTGCTAACTACATTCTGACCTCCCTAACCGAACTCTACGGCACTGACATTTCCTCTGCTGATGTCAAGGGTTGGTGTGCTATGAACAACACCAGCTATCAGACCGTGACCAAGAAACTTGAGCAATACAAGACTAGTCGTGGTAAGTGGAACTTGACTGTTTCCGAAGCACGGGAACAAATGGAACAATCGTTCGCTTCTATCACTCGTTCTCTGGTTCCTGAGAAAGATCAGACCTTTGTTCCTTTTGGTAACTATACTGATCTCAAGAAGATCATTCAATCACGTATTTTTTATCCTACCTTCATTACTGGTATGTCTGGTAATGGTAAGACCTTCGGTGTTGAGCAAGCTTGTGCTGCTCTCAACCGTGAACTCATTCGTGTAAACATTACCATTGAAACCGATGAAGACGACCTTATTGGTGGGTTCCGCCTTGTTAATGGCGAGACGGCATGGCATGACGGTCCTGTCATCGAAGCCCTCCGCCGTGGGGCAATCCTGCTTCTGGATGAAGTGGACCTTGCATCTAATAAGATTCTTTGTCTCCAGTCCATCCTTGAAGGTAAAGGAATCTTCCTAAAGAAGACCGGTCAGTATATCCAACCTGCTGCTGGTTTCAATGTGATCGCTACTGCCAACACTAAGGGCAAGGGTTCTGATGACGGACGCTTCATCGGCACCAATGTTCTCAACGAAGCTTTCCTTGAGCGCTTTGCTCTCACTATCGAGCAAGACTATCCTACTGCTTCTACTGAACTAAAGATTGTTGAGGGTATCGCTCTGGATCTTGGCATCGAAGATCGTGAGTTCTGTAAGTCTTTGGTTGATTGGGCAGACATTATCCGTAAGACTTTCAAGGATGGTGGCATTGATGAAGTAATTTCTACTCGTCGCCTTGTCCATATCATCCGTGCTTTCAGCATCTTTGGTAAGAAAGAGAAAGCAATCAAGTCCTGTATTAATCGTTTCGATGATGAGGTGAAGGAAGTGTTCTGGGATCTTTACACCAAACTGGATGTTGATGTTATCCAAGAGATTCGTAACGAGAACTTTCCTGAGGTGGTGAATGACTGAAAGACAACCAACCGTCGTGTCCATTACTCTTGGACACGACGTTCAAGAAGACTGGGAGAGCTACCAAGAATGTATCCGATCTCTTTTAAATGAAGAACCAAACATCAACAAGTTCCTTTACTACATTGGCAACTATGGCACATACAGATACCCAATCCAACCTTCGTGAAGAGTTTCATGGATGGGTGGGAGCTCTGGCACGTCTTAAGTCCGGTGAAATCGTGAAGATTAAAGGGGGACATAAGTTCACTTTGTTTGTACAAGATCTTGACGGCACTATCAAAGAGTGCTATCATGATGATCTAGTTATGATTATGGAGGCTTGATGGAACACCAGTGGAAATATGACGAGGAAGAAATCCTCAAAGACATTCGTGAATATGTGAGCGGCACTTATCGTGGTCACTATGCATCTGATGAGCATGAGTTTAAGGGTGTACAAACTATTGATTTGATGGCAGCAAAAGATTTAGCTTCTGGTTTCTGCCAAGCAAACATCTTGAAGTATGGCAGTCGCTACGGCGATAAGGATGGCAAGAACAAACGTGACTTGCTAAAGGTTATCCACTATGCTATGCTTCTACTCCATTTCGATGGACACTACAAATCCTCTAACTTTGATACCTATAATCAATGAGCACTGTGAACGTAACTACTCAAACAATTGAGGTTCTTAAGAACTTCGAAAACGTCAACAAATCTATCATGGTTCGGAAGGGTAACCTTCTCAACAGCCGAAGCATTGGGCAAAACATTATTGCTGAGTATGAGTGTGAAGAAAAATTCCCTCGTACCTTTGCTGTCTATGAGCTGTCTCAGTTTCTCAATGGACTGATGTTATTCGAGAAAGCACCTACCTTGGAGTTTGCTAACGATGAGTTTGTAAAGATTCGTAGTCAAACTGGTAAGCGTAGCGCTAAGTATTTCTTCTCGGATCCTGCTATCGTAGAAGAAGCTTCCCCTGGTCAACGTGTTCGTTTTCCTGAAGAAGATGTTGTGATGGAATTCCGGATTACTTCTTCTGATCTTTCTTCTATCTACAAAGCATCTGGTATCTATCAGCTGACTAATCTCCGGATTGAGTCTGATGATGAGGGAATAATTCTTACGGCATTTGATCCTGAGAATGAGACTAACAATACTTACAGTCTCAGTCTTTCTGGATCTTCGTCGGCAAAGACCAGTGTGAATATGGCAATTGAAAACATTCGTCCTATGCCTGGTGACTATGATGTTTCAATTACTGACGGTGTGATTACTCGCTGGAAGCACACTACTCTTGACCTTGTATACTATATTGCTGTTGAACCTGATAACGAATGAAGAAGAAGAATTTTTTGTGGGTAGAAGAGTATCGTCCTCAACAGGTTAGCGATTGTATTTTACCTCAATCCAGCAAAACACATTTTCAGTCGTTCCTTGAGCAGGGTGAGATTCCTCACCTTATGCTCTGTGGTTCTGCAGGAGTTGGTAAAACAACCGTTGCTCGTGCTTTGTGTGAGGAACTAGGAGCAACTGTTATGGAGATCAATGGTTCTGATGAAGGTCGTTTGATCGATACTCTTCGTACTAAGATCTCTCAGTTTGCTACAACTGTCGGACTATCTGATACTGCTAAGCATAAGGTCGTCATCATTGATGAGGCAGACAATACATCTGAGACTGTACAGATGTCTCTTCGTCATGCCATGGAGAAGTTTAGTGGTAACTGTAGGTTCATTCTTACATGTAACTTCCCTAACAGGATTATGGAACCTATCCATTCCCGTTGTACCGTAGTTGACTTCAGCATTAGGAAAGAAGAAGTCCAACAGCTACAGTTTCAGTTCTTTAATCGCCTTCAGGATATCCTGAAAGAGAAGGGAGTGGAGTTTGATCAGAAGGTTCTGGTTAAGGTGGTACAGAGGTATTATCCAGACTGGCGTCGTTTGATCAATGAAGTGCAGCGTTACAGTTCCTCTGGTACGTTGGACACTTCTGTTCTTGCTGAGGTAGGTGACCTTAATATTGGTTCTCTTTCTACAGCTTTGAAGAACCGAGAGTTTACCACTGTTCGCCGCTGGGTTGTGGAAAACGTGAACAATGATATTTCTCTTGTCTTCCGTAGGATCTATGATTCTCTGGCACAGGAGTCTGTCATGAAGAAGAGCTCTATTCCTGAGCTTGTTCTTTGTATTGCCAAATACAGTAGGGACATTGAGGTTGTTCCTGACCAGGAAATCAATCTTTTGGCATGTCTTATTGAAATTATGATGAGTTGTGAATTCAAATGAACGTTAAACTAATTCGTATGTGGTCTGGTGAAGATGTTATTGCCGACCTTATTGAGGATGGCACTGATGTGATAACCATTCAAAATCCTATTGTTGGTGTTCCTACAGGACAAGGTAACATTGGGTTTGCTCCTTGGTCTCCTTTGTTCAAAGGAAAGAACGAAGACATTAATGTAGCTAAAGGATATGTAGTTTATATTGCCGAGACTCAACCAGAAATTGAAGAACAATATACTGAAATGTTTTCTATTATTAAATCCCCCTCTAAGAAGTTAATCGTATGACCTTATCTGTTCCCTCTAAATCAGATCTTATCCACCTTAAGATCCAAGCAGCAATGCGTGAGCATGTTTTTGATGAAGACCAAATGAAGTATCTTGGAGAACGAGATGGTGAGCATTGGTATCTTATTGCAAATGAACATGAAGTTCCTGTATCTTCTATTGAAGATTTTGAATATGCTGGTGAAGTATGAGTAAAGTTAAAACTACGCCAGAGAATGTTAAAGAAGCAAACGAAGCTCTCTTTCATGCTACAATGAACCTTCCTAATGCTGCCGCTCATTGTGGTATGACAGAGAGGGAGATGAAACATATCTTTCGTGAATACCTGAAGTACAATGCCCCAGACTATCAAATCCCTGAAGACCCCGCTTCGCTACCCAGGCGGCAAGTCCAGAGCACTCTCAAAACTCCTCCAGTACGTCCCGGACTTGAAGGGGTATAAGGAGTACCGGGAACCCTTCCTAGGGGGCGGTAGCGTTGCCTTGGAGATCTCCAAGCGGTATCCTCATTTGAATATCTGGGTCAACGATCTTTACGAACCTCTTTATAACTTCTGGCGAGAACTTCAGGACCATGGACAAGCACTTAGAGATGAACTCGTCCAACTCAAACAAAGACATATCGATCCTGGATCTGCGCGAACTTTGTTTGATAGTGCAAAAGAATATCTGGAGCGACCTGTGGAAGACACTAAAGATTTCCACCGTGCTGTTTCCTTCTATGTGGTTAATAAGTGTTCTTTCTCTGGTCTTACAGAATCCAGTTCTTTCTCCAAGCAAGCAAGCGACAGCAACTTCTCAATGGCAGGAATCGACCGACTGCCCGAGTACCAAAAACTAATTGTTAATTGGAAAATTACTAATTTATCTTATGAAGAGCTCCTCACCGACGATAGATCCGTCTTCACTTATCTCGATCCCCCCTACGACATCGGATCTAATCTTTATGGTAGAAGGGGAAGTATGCACAAAGGATTTGATCACGACTCCTTTGCTGGCGACTGTGATCGTTTTGTCGGTCCTCAACTTATATCTTACAACTCGTCGCAAATGATTCTAGATCGGTTCGAGGGGTGGACAGTTGGAGAATTTGCACATACTTACACCATGAGGTCCGTGGGGACTTATAATATAGATCAAGCGAGTCGAACAGAACTCGTCCTAACCAACTATCAGACAAATGAAAGTTCAAGTTAAACTCTACGTTGCTGGCAAAATCTTTGAAGAGATTGTCCACGCTCGTAACTACGAAGAGGCAAGGGAGACTGCCCTTGCTCGTAACCCTCACGCTAAAGTTGTTTCTGTGACTGCCGTCTTCTAATGGGAAAAGAATGGAGAAAAAACGAGTAGAACTTAATGACTGGATGAAATCTATCAACCAGTCTAAAGAGAATATTATTGAGGATGATCCTTCTACAGAGAAGAGTTATCCTCCTTTCATTGTAAATAAATGTTTGTCTGGGCACAAGGACGCTATCCTATTTGCCAACGAGATGAATAAGAACTCTCATTTAGATAAACGTCTTCAATATGATTTTCTTATAAATACTTTGAAGCCACGGAAAAGATTTACTCCGTGGGTTAAAAAGCAAACACTGGATCATCTTGATCTAGTTAAAGAATATTATGGTTATAACCATGATAAAGCTTTGAAAGCTCTAGATATTTTAACTAACGAGCAACTAGAAAGTATAAGAAAAGCATTGAATAAAGGCGGAATGTTATGACAACTGACATTGATATCCAGTGGCAGCAATCAGATATGGTTGAGATCTCTTTGAATCAACCAGATGATTTCCTTAAAGTAAGAGAAACACTAACCCGTATTGGGGTGGCATCACGTAGAGAGAAAAAAATCTATCAGTCTTGCCACATTCTCCACAAGCAAGGACGTTATTATATTGTACATTTTAAAGAACTGTTTGCTCTTGATGGTAAGGCAACAAATTTTTCTTTGAATGACATTCAACGTAGAAATAGGATCATTCAGCTGTTGTCTGACTGGGGACTCATTTCAGTTATCTATCCTGAAAAAATTGTAGACATTGCTCCTCTAACGCAGATCAAAGTGTTATCTTTTAAAGATAAAGATAAGTGGACGTTAGAAAGTAAGTACAATATCGGTAGAAAAAAATAGACGTTATGAATCGAACAGTAAAACTCATGCTCCTTAAAGATAACAAGACTGAGTGGATGACCGTACCTTGGGGTAAGGCACACTTAGATTGGGTGAGGAGAATGGGTTATACTATACTGATGTCCGTATAAAAAAGTTCGGTCTTCTCACTAGTCTCTATTTTGTAATTGCGTTTAAATAGTATTGGATGCCTTCGGGGTCCATACAAAGTTACTCGCTTATACAAGGAGACAACCATGAATAAATACAGCTGGGATACATTGTATCCTTACGGAATTGGTATCGACTCAATGCTTTCCGCTTTGGATACATTGAGTACAAAAACTACCAATTATCCTCCGTATAATATTCTAAAGAGAGACAATTCCAATTATGAAATTGAAATCGCTTTGGCGGGCTTTAAAGCAGAGGAGATTGAAGTTTCTTCTGAATCAAACATTCTCAAAGTTACCTCCAAAGTTCAAGACCGAGATTCTGAAGTCCAGTATCTCCACAAAGGATTATCTAAACGATCCTTTAATCATTCGTGGCAGTTAGCAGATGACGTAAGAATCCAAGACGTAAGTTTTGAGGACGGTCTACTTCTAATTTCTCTGGAAAAAATTATTCCGGAACACCAAAAGAAAACCGTTTACGAAATTGGTGGTTCGTCACCCCAACTCTTAACAGAATAAATTATACAGGGGGCACTTGCCCCCTTCGTATTTTTATGGTATACTCTAATTATTCTTTGTGATAACTATGGACATTAAAGTTGTTGTTTTGACTGACAATACTAGTATCATTACTAGACTAAGCGAACTAAAGTCACCTGATGGAGAGTCTCTTTGTTTCCTGATGTCTTATCCTTTCCTCCTGGAAAATCAAGTTGACGAAGAGGGTAAGACAAATATTAGATTCTCTGCGTACAATCCTTATATTCAGGATAATGAAATCCGTCTGGGATTTGGAGGATGTAGGCATATTGCCGAACCAAAGAACTTCATCAAAGAAAAATATATTGAAGTAGTTAGCCCCTTTGATCCCGTGTGGGCAGAGAGAGCAACAGCTTCTATGAATCAAGAACAACAGGAGATTGAAGAATGAAACCAAGTGTAGTTATGTTGATGACTGGAGAAACAGTAGTTACTAATCTCCAAGAGGTTTTTAAAGGAGAGGGCGAAGACAAGCGTGGTGTTTGTCTAATGATGGCACATCCTTTTAAACTTGATCTGGTTTCAAAACCAACTGATGAACCATCTAAAGAAGTACAAGTCCAGTTTACTAGGTGGATGCCTTTCTCTTCTGAGTATCAGTATAAGATTCCGTATGATTCTGTTCTAACCATTGGTGAACCAGAAGAGAGTCTTAGAAAAGCGTATGAAGCTAAGGTAGAGGCAGCGGAAAAGAGAATCGAAGAAGCTAAGAATCCAAAACCAGAGACTAAGAGTATCTGGGCTTCGGATGTTTCTGTAGCTGGAGTAACAATGGGATGATTCAAATCTTTAGACTTGATGGGTTCTGGGTTGTTTCTGAAATTGAAACAATTCCAGAATCCGAGTGGGGTGATCCCGATTGTGTGCTAAAATATCCGTACTCGCTTGAGCAGTTGGGCGCCGGAAAAGGTACAGTTCTTTCCGTATTCCCTCCCTTCTCTGGGAACAGAGAGATCTACATTCGTTCTTCGGATGTTAGTATCACTTCTGATGTTGATGATGCTCTAGCTTCCCTTTACCACTCCAACCGAAAGAAAGAAACAGAATGAAGTTCTACACCAGTGTCCAACAGTCCGGCAACAGCATCCTCGTCCGGGGTGTAGAGCACGGTAAAAGGTTTACGGACAAGGTGAAGTTCAACCCCGTTTTGTATGTTGGTGACACGGGTAATGCTTCTGTAGAAGCTAAGACTCTGGATGGTAAACCTGTACGCTCTGTCCCCATGGGAAGTATTCGTGATGCCAAGGATTTTATTGACAAGTACAAGGAACTAGAAGACTTCCCTGTATATGGACAGACTAGGTTCATCAATCAATATATTCTCCGAGAGTATTCTGAAGATTATATTGACTATGACATGAAAGATATCCGTGTGTTCAACATTGATATCGAGACTGCTGCTGAGAATGGGTTTCCTGATATTCAGTCTGCTGATCAGGAAATACTTGCTATCAGTATTAAAGATAGTTCCTCTGGGAACATCATTGTTTTTGGTGCCAAACCATTTGACAATGATGATCCTAGGGTTACTTACATGCACTTTGACACCGAGGTTGGATTGCTGAAAGCTTTCATTAACTGGTGGGCATCTGATTATCCTGACATCATCACTGGGTGGAACGTCCAGTTGTTTGATATGCCATACATTCTTCATCGGATCGAACGTATCCTTGGGGAGAAAGAAGCACGGATGTTGTCTCCCTGGAAAGCTGTGCTCCGTCGTGAAATCTATATTAAAGGTAAGAAAGAGATTGCTTATGATATTTCTGGTATTGCCACGCTTGATTACCTAGAACTGTACAAGAAGTTTACCTACACCAACCAGGCATCTTATCGTCTGGACTATATCTGTGAGGTAGAACTGGGTGCCAACAAACTAGATCACAGTGAGTATGACACTTTTAAGGAGTTCTATACCAACAACTGGCAGAAGTTTATCGAGTACAACATCCATGACGTTCGACTGGTTGATCAGTTGGATGACAAGATGAAGTTGCTAGAGCTTGCTGTCAGCATGGCATACGATGCCAAGGTCAACTTTGAGGATGTGTATTCTCAGGTTCGTATGTGGGATAACATCATCTATGTTTACCTCTCTAAGCAGAACATTGTCATTCCTCCTAAGAAAGAAAGTGCTGTTAAGAGTGAGAAGTATGCTGGTGCCTATGTGAAGGAACCTGTTCCTGGTCTATATGACTGGGTGGTGAATTTTGACTTGAATAGTCTGTACCCTCACCTGATCATGCAGTACAACATCTCGCCAGAGACTCTTATGCCCCACAAGCACCCGTCCGCTAACGTAGACCGTCTTCTGTCCAAGGAACTGGATCTGAGCGACCTACGGGGGCAGACAGTGTGTGCTAACGGCACGTTCTATGACACTACCTTCAGGGGGTTCCTGCCCGAACTGATGGAGAAGATCTACAACGAACGGACCATCTATAAAAAGAAGATGCTGGAAGCGAAGCAGCAGTATGAGAAGACTCCTACCCCTGCTTTGAAGAAAGAGATTGCTCGATGTAATAACATTCAGATGGCACGTAAGATTCAGCTAAACTCTGCTTATGGTGCTATCGGTAACGAACACTTCCGTTACTATCGCCTGGACATTGCTGAGGCAATTACCTTGGGCGGTCAACTCTCTATCCAGTGGGTGGCAAATGATATTAACCAATATCTAAATAAGATATTGCAAACGGAGGAAGTCGATTATGTTATCGCCGCTGACACCGATTCAATCTATCTTAATTTGGGACCTCTTGTTGATAAATTTTATAGTCATCTTGCTGGTGATAAGATCAAGATTGTTAACATTCTGGATACGATCTCTCAGGAGAAGTTGGAACCGTTTATCGAGAACAGTTACCAGAAGCTTGCTGATTATGTATCGGCGTATGACCAGAAGATGAAGATGAAGCGAGAGAACATTGCTGAACGTGGATTCTGGAAAGCGAAGAAGCGTTATGTTCTCAACGTATGGGATAGTGAAGGCGTCCGTTACAATAAACCAAAGATGAAGATCTGTGGTATGGACACCCAACGTTCATCCACTCCTCAGTTCTTCCGTAATAAACTTAAGGATGCCTTTGACATTATCTTGACTCAAGATAACGATGCTATCTTCTCGTTTATTAAGAAGGTGAAGAAAGAAACCACAGAGCAAGAATATACTAACGTTGCTTTCCCTCGTGGGTGTAACGGATTGACAAAGTACGGAAACCATCATACAATATACACTAAAGAAGCTTCTGTTCCTATCCAAGTGAGAGGAGCCCTGCTTTACAATCACTACATTAAGAAAAACAAATTAGATAATAAGTATCAGCTCATCCAAGAGGGCGAGAAGATCAAGTTTATCTATCTTAAAACTCCTAACCCAATCAAGGAGAATGTCATTGCTTTCTTCCAAGAGATTCCAAAAGAATTAAATCTTGAGAAGTATGTTGACTACAAGACCCAGTTCGAGAAGTCTTTTCTTGAACCACTTCGTAAAGTTCTAGACGCTATTGGGTGGCAGACAGAACGTAAAGTATCACTTAACTCATTCTTTTAATATGGATTTTCTTTCACAAGTAATCAAGGACAGCAAAAATGAATACGCTGGTTTTGTTAGCGAAGGTGTTGCTGCTGGTGATGTCTCAGGTTATATTGATACGGGCTCTTACCTCTTTAATGCCGTGGTTAGTGGTTCGATTTTTGGAGGTCTTCCTTCCAATAAAATCACCGCTCTTGCGGGACCCTCTGGCACCGGTAAAACTTTTTATGCTCTCAGTGTGGTACGTAATTTCCTTGATACTGATCCTGAAGCTGGTGTGGTTTACTTTGAATCTGAGTCTGCTATTTCTAGGGATATGATTGAGAGTCGTGGTATTGACTCTCGCCGTATGATTATCTTCCCTGTCGCTACTATTGAAGAGTTCAGGACAGAGGCGGTCAGGATCCTAGACAAATACTTAGATGTTCCTAAAGAAGATCGTAAACCCATGCTGTTTGTGCTAGACTCTTTGGGGATGCTCTCCACAACTAAAGAGATGACTGACATGGCAGCAGGCGTTGAGAAACGTGACATGACCAAGACTCAGCTCATCAAAGGAGCTTTCCGGGTCTTGACACTCAAGTGTGGCAAGGCTAATGTACCAATGATCTTTACCAATCATACCTATGACAAAATCGGTGCTATGTATCCTGAAGAGGAAATGGGAGGAGGCAGTGGACTCAAGTATTCTGCTAGCACAGTCATATTTCTCGGAAAGAGAAAGGAAAAAGATGGAACGGATCAAGTCGGAAACATTATCCGCTGCAAGGCTAAGAAGTCTCGTCTGACAAGAGAGAACTCTCAGGTAGAAACTCGCCTGTTCTTCGACAATCGTGGACTGGATAAGTATTATGGTCTTGAAGAGTATGCCGTGAGAGCAGGCGTGTGGGGCAAGTCTGGTACACGTTTTGAAATCGATGGCAAAAAGTATTATGGTAAGACAATCTTACAAGAACCAGAACAGTTCTTTACCCAAGAGGTTTTAGAAGCTATCGATGAAATAGTAAAGCAAGAAATGTTGTACGGCACTGGAGAGGAGGAAACTATTGATGGAGAGAATTGAGACTACTATTCTGAGGAATCTGTTTTGTAATGAAGATTACTACAGAAAAGTAGTCCCGTTTGTAAAACCAGACTATTTCGAATCAAACCATGAAAAAATTATCTATGAGGAGGTGTGGGATTTCGCTAGTAAATACAACATGCCGCCTACTGCAGAGGTTGTTGTTATCAACCTTCAGGGTAGGAAAGACCTTGACGAACAAACTTATCAAGATTCTGTTAAGACCATCAAGGCGTTCACGGATGATCCTGTTGAGTATGGATGGCTCCTTGACTCCACTGAAAAGTGGTGTAAAGACAGAGCAATCTATCTCGCTTTACTCGAATCCATCAAGATTGCGGATGGAGGTGAAGAGAAAGTATCAAAGGATGCGATCCCCAGCATACTCCAAGAGGCCTTGGCAGTATCGTTCGACGAACATGTAGGTCATGACTACTTCGAGAATGCTAATGAACGATATGATTTCTATCATCTAGAAGAAGATAAGATTCCTTTCCACATTGATAAGTTAAATACTATCACAAAGGGTGGTATTCCTAAGAAGACACTTAACATTATCTTAGCAGGAACTGGTGTTGGTAAGTCTCTTGCTATGTGTGACCATGCTGCCTCTTGTTTGTCACAGGGATACAATGTTTTATACATCACCTGTGAGATGGCGGAGGAGAAGATTGCTGAACGTATTGATGCCAATCTTCTGGATGTAAATATCAAGGATATCTCCTCAATCCCAGAAGCAATCTTCACCAGCAGAGTTAATGAACTTGCTAAGAAGTCTCAAGGCAGACTGATTATCAAAGAATATCCTACTGCTGCAGCACATGCCGGACACTTCAAAGCATTACTAAATGAGTTGAGTCTAAAGAAATATTTCAAACCTGATATTATCTTTATTGACTACTTAAATATATGTGCCTCGTCTCGTTATAAGGGACACATTGTCAACTCATACACTTATGTTAAAGCAATTGCAGAGGAACTTCGTGGTCTTGCTGTTGAGCACGACGTTCCAGTTGTTTCTGCTACTCAAACTACTAGGAGTGGGTATGGCAATAGTGATATTGATCTTACCGACACCAGTGAGTCTTTTGGGCTTCCCGCTACTGCTGACCTTATGCTTGCTCTTATCTCTACTGAGGAACTTGAACAATCTGGTAGGATCATGGTCAAGCAACTCAAGAACAGATATAATGATCTCTCCTTCTACAAGAGATTTACTGTTGGTATTGACAGAGCGAAGATGAAGCTCTATAATGTTGACGATTCTGAAGCAACTGAGTCTATCCTCGATGCTGCTGAAGAAGATACCTATGAGCAGTTTGAGACTGCCGCTAAACAAAACCGTTTGAATAAATTTTCTGATTGGACTTAATTATGACTATTGAATTTTCTAAGTATGAAAAGTTCGTTGACACCGTAACGTCTGATGCTTCAAGAGATTTTGTTGCCCTGTCTGATCGTATGGTAGAACTCGATGGCAAGGGCGCTAACATTGAGCGGCTTCTTACTGCTGGCGTTGGCATCAATGCCGAAGGCGGTGAGTTCCTGGAGATCATTAAGAAGATGGTCTTCCAAGGTAAACCGTGGAATGAAGACAACCGTGAGCATTTGATCATTGAACTCGGTGATCTGATGTGGTATGTTGCCCAAGCAACTCAAGCATTGGGTGTGTCTATGGAAGAAGTTCTTGACACCAACATCACCAAACTGGGTAAGCGTTATCCTGCTGGAGCTTTTGATGCTTACTACAGTGAGAATCGGGCAGAGGATGATCGATGAAACCACTGCTACGAAAGTCGTGGCGGTTGTGGAGTTATGCTCTTGGCAGAAAGGAAGGAAGAAATGACAAAGAAGCCAATATTATATCTGGTCTACGGACTGTTATACTTCTCACTTATCTTGTCACTAACTGTTTCATTGTTGCAGGAGTAATCCGCCACTGGAACAACACAGGCACAAACGTTTGGATTTGTGCCGACAAACCCAACGATGCCTACTGGTGTAGTCGTCGTTGATTTATTGGAGGGGCAATCCGATTGGCGACGGAACCTGTCTTGAAAACAGTTGAGGTGTTAAAGCCCTTGGGGGTTCGACTCCCCCTCCCTCCGTGTTACCTTCCCTAAATAGTTAGACGGGAGAATTTTTTATAGTAATGAATAGAAATCTAACAGTTAGTGCCGAAGAACATAACAGCGTTGGTAGTGTTGGTTTGTCGTGGGGACAAATTAAAAAAAGACCGAAGGATTTTTTTCATGAAGTTTGGTATAGAATTAGCAACGATAAACCATTTGTTTTATTAGGAAAACATAGAGAGTCTGAGGATGGAATTTACATTTATTTTAATAGAGTAGTTATCTGGACGCCTTCAAAAGTAAATGGTAAGTGGAAAATAACTGATGCTGATAAGACCATCGGCGGCCACAACGCTTTTTATCCGAAAAAATTTACGTCAGGATATCAAAGTTTTTTGAAAGAAATATTGGTCAAAACTGGAGTTGATTTTAATCAAACTAGGTATACTGGAGAAGGAAAGGGACGCTTTCCTGCTGATGCTGTGTTTGGGATTCAATTTATGACACCCGCTGGCAGTGCTCCAAGACAAACTATTAGTTCTTCTTGGTTATTAAAAGATGGTAAAATATATTCTCCTTCTCGCCATGGTATAGGTGGTGCTACTAGATCTCAAGCTACTGGAGTAGCAATGAACTGGGGTAAACTTGGTTGGGTGGCAAATAATATTGATACATCATATACACTCAACGAACCCACAGTAACTGAGAAAGGTGAAGCTGATTTTATTTCTGACTTTAATGAGCAATTGGAACAGGTTGCTGACGCTAATGGTGGTCGTGGTTTAGATATTTACCTTGGAGGGAAAAAATATGATAATGTGATTGGCGTAAACAAAGTTGCTGGTACTGGAAAAGCAGACTTAGCATTTGTTGCAGTTCAAGGTGGTAAGTTGGTAGAAGTTTGTTGGGCATCTCATAAAGAAGGATCTACAGCAAAAGACTTTGGACAATGGGGTGGATTTACTAAACCCAAAAACTTATATAATACAGACGCAACAATAAAAGAATTTGTTGATTACTGTCATAGGATTGTTGGCATTGGTAAACTTTATGATTTTACTAAGATGACCTCTGGAGCTACGATTGGCATGATGATTGAGGGCGCAACTTATGCTGGATTGAGGAAGTATACAGTTTATGGTCCTGAATGGCAGGGTTCTTTTG